CTTGTCGTAACGTGCATGAAGCTTGGAATTTACATTTTGGGTTAAGTTGCCTATGTCATATTTTGGGAACTAGAACGATTGAGTGGGTTGTAGTATGTCCTGTTCTAGTTGAAACCCATGGTCACTGTCACGCTCATTTAATCTACTTCATGGTCCGATGGGGGCTCATTGCCAGTTTGCTAACTATTGTTTATGCTAGTTAGATTACTGTACGGGGTGCAAATAAGTTCAGTTATAGTAGTATACTTCAGATGGATGTAATAATTCAACACTGCTACTAACCCTACAAAAATCAAGATGTAAAATCACCTTCAGTGTAATAGGGTGGGCGTCGTCACTTTGAACTGGAATGCAACAAGAAAGTGGTTGATATGTGGCCAGACATAGGTGAGCGCAGGTGGTCTTCGGATCTATAGTCCGGGTTGGGCGCTTACAACGTCTATCTTGTCTTGTGAGAGTTGATTAGTGAAAGAGGGAGTATTTAATAAACCGTATTCCAGATTCTACATCACGCTGCGTACAAACTATTTCAGTTAGGTTTAACACTATTACTATGATTCAGATTAACACAATTGATGATATTGGCTATATTCCACCTGGTGAACGGCTTGAAGATTGGATAGTTGTTGAGGAAGGTTCGGTTGCTTACGATAAGGATAGTGCTTTATTACGTCAGTTTAAAATTGATTTTCCAAACATTACCCTTCTTGGTAAGGATGAGGAAGAGGAGGTTGACTACTTAAAGAAAGTTATATCAAGATCAGCTGCAATGAGAAGATGGTCGTCGAACTTTACAATTAGTTATACAGCTACGTTTCAAATGCCTTTATACCTTAAAGACATACTACCGTCAAAGGAATTAGATGAGGTTAGGAATGATGTTGAAAGAATTAACGAAAGTATCGTTCTTGCTAACAGACAGAAAGATAAACTCAATGAACAATATAAACGTGATCTTGAGGCTATTGATTTAAGAGTTAATAAGGAAATAACACTTATTAGAAGTAAATCGCAACTAGTTGCAATACTATCTATTAAACAAGAGTTATTACCATTATCAATTCAAATGTCCATTGAAGCATACAGACCAATAGATCCACAACTAGACGTGTCAGAATCAAGACGTAAGTACGCTCGTGAGTGTCTTGTACGATTTAAGCGCGCACTTGTAATGCAACTTAAGCATGATCCAACGTTTATAGTAGATGATGCAATTAGGTCATTACAGTTAAAGTAGAACGCGTATCAATTGATAACATATATGTTGGTCTCAAAGGATATAGGAAAAGAAGTCATTATTTTAAGAATATTGTGTGGTCACCGCATTTTGATCCTGTGTTATATGGTAAACCAGGTTCAAAACAAAATCAAGTACGGAAGAGTTTATCAACGTCTAATTTTACTGAAACTATTAAAAATTATGTTAATTCAATACCTACTGGGTGGCGAATAAGCAAAAAATTCATGTCTAAGTTAACCAGACTTGTTAAGTCCTATCCTATATATAGATTAATAAGTGGCAAAAATCGATTAATTAAACTATATAAACGAGTTGACGTAGAAGGTTTTAAGAAACACTTTAATATTAATAGTACTAACAGAATTGTATCCTGGTTACCAGAATATATGGG